CATATATGACTGAAAATGTAATCTTGGTAGGTTTCAGAGGTTCAAACTTCTTGGAAACAGGTGCTGTATATGCTCCATATGTTCCATTGATTATGACACCTCTTGTATATGACCCATCAGACTTTACTCCTCGTAAAGGTGTGATGACAAGATATGCTAAGAAAATGATTAGACCTGAATTTTATGGTAAAATCTATGTTTCTGACTTAAATTTAGTTTAAGTTTAGCATAACATAAGTCATAACTAAATAATGAAAAGGGTGGGATTTGTTCTCACCCTTTTTGTTTTATAGTTTTTTCTATTATTTTGATATTTATATATGACTTATAGTAGTATTTTAATGTAACGGAGAAAAAGATGCCAAAAGCAGATTATATTTATTCAGACCCAACAGACGCCAATCAGATAACAGGTTCAACTCCATATGGTATTTATGATTCTGATTCTGAATTTGTAACTGATAGTTTGAATGTTTGTAAATGGGTTGCTAAAAGATTAGGACATCCAGTTATGCAGCTTGAATTTGATTCAGGTTCAATATATGCTATGTTTGAAGAAGCAGTATCCGAATATTCATTGCAAATGAATTATTACAATACACGAAATTGGATGTGGGAACATTATGCTTCCACCAATAGAGAAAGTGGTTCTGTATTTAGTTCAACGGGTTCACACGAACCAGAATCAGCACATCTTGGAACATCATTTATTCTGTCAGAACAATATGGTGAAGCGGCTAATGTTGGTGGTGAATTAACATTATATTCTGGGTCAATTGTTCTTACTGGTTCACAACAAGTATATGATTTACAAAGTGAAGCTGTTGTTGATAGTACACATAATGGTAAGAGATTAGAAATTCAACGAGTATTTAATTATGGTAAAGCTGCAGCTCTTAAATTCTATGACCCATACGCTGGTTCATTTGACCAACAACAAATGTTGGATTCAATGGGTATGGGAAATGTATCTCCAGCGGTATCATTTATTATGAGACCGTTACATTATGATATATCAAGAATGCAGTCAATTGAAACAAATGATTATGTGAGAAAATCAAATTATTCATTTGAATTACAGAATAATCAATTGAGAGTATTTCCAAGACCTAAATCTACTGACGCTGGAGATAAAGTATATTTCCAATACTATTTAAGAGATGATGTAACTGATGTAACAAAATCTGTAAATAATAGTAAAGTATCAGACCCAAGTAATATTCCATATAAATTTATTACATATGCTGAAATTAATTCTGCTGGTCGTCAATGGATTAGGAAATACGCATTGGCTATATCAAAAGAATTATTAGGTATTATCAGAAGTAAATATGCTTCAATGCCATTACCAAATGGTGAAGTATCACTTGATGGTGAATCATTAAAAGCTGAAGGTAGGGAAGAAAAACAAATGTTAATGGAAGAAATTAAAGAGTTTTTAGAATCGGTTTCATTAAGTGAGCGGGCAAGACAAGAACAAGAACAGTCGGAGGCTCAACAAGCAGTATTGAATAAAGCACCACTTAACATTTTTATAGGATAAGAATATGTCAAGAACATCACCATTTTTTCTACCACAAAAAGAAATCAATATGATTGATTCAATGAATGAAGAATTAATTGATGAAATTGTGGGGCAAAGTGTTGATGTTTATAAAGTATCAATAGAAAATACTGATGAAAATGTATATGGTGAATCTACAACTAAATATTATGATATTGGTTTTAGAGTAAATTGTCTTATTGAATTCAATGAACCAGAAGTAATTCAAGATGAATTTGGTGCAGATGTAAATGGTTCAATGACAATGTATTTTCAACGAAATAATTTAGCAAGTGGTTCACTTAATTTTTATCCGGAGGTTGGTGATATTGTGGATTGGAATGATTTTTATTGGGAAATTAATGGAATAACAGAACCACAATTATTACATGGTCATCAAGGATATAAACATTCAATTGTTGCTACATCACATCGTTCAAGATTATCGAGTTTACAAATTGAAACGAGGCCAAGATAATGGCAGTTCAACTAATTACTAAAAAGAAAATCATTAAATATGATACACATAGTCCTAACTATAAACCACCCAAACCACAAATGGTAAATAAAGAAGTAGATGGCAATCTTAAAGAAGATGATGATATTTATGGTGAAGGTGTTTATCAAATACCAACAGAACAAAATGGTAATCTTAAATTAGAAGAAATGATGGCTCAAATGTTAGGTAAGATTGATAAGTTTGGGAATAGAATTGATGATAGTGGAAGTCAAACAGGAACAGAGGCTATTGAAGTAGATATACAGAGAGAGATAGCAATCAGTAAAGTTGATTTGAGTGCAGTAAAATCAGAAGTTACAAAAGGAAAGGTAAAGACAAAGAAAGATAAACTTAAAGAATTAAGAAAAAAGAATAGAAGATAGATGGCAATAAAACCTATAACAAATAAACAAGTTGTAAACAAAAGTGAAATAAATCGTGGAAAACAAGTTTCTACAAAAGATTTGACTGCTGGAAATGGTAATCGTAGTAAAACTTATACTCCAGGTTTAGATTTCACAAAGAATTATGCTATTACATTAAAAGATGTAGATACATCAATAATGAATTATATCAAGAAGGTTATACGACCAACAGTTAGAGAAGCAAATGAAACATTCAAAGTAACTGTAATGTATGGTAATGAAGAAAGATGGAAATCAGTTAGAAAAAGAGGAGTAATGAGAGATAAAAATGGTTCTCTTATTTTACCTTTAATAATGTTAAAAAGAACAGAAGTATCAAAGAATGATACATTACCAATGTTTGAACATGATGTAAGACGAGAACATACTGAAGTAGTTAGGCAATCAAGTTGGTCAAAAGATAATAGATATGACAGATTTTCAGTTCAAACTGGAAAGAAACCAGTATATGAAAATATAGTTACAACAGTTCCAAATTATGTAAATATTACCTATGAATTTGTATTGTGGACAGGGTTTATAGAACAGATGAATCCATTAATTGAAACTTTTATGGAACATAATAATAACTATTGGGGTGATTCAGAAGATTATAAATTCTTATGCAAGTTAGATTCAATATCAGACGCATCTGAAATGGACCAGGCTGGGGAAAGATTTATTAAATCAACATTTTCAATTGAAACCACAGCATACTTATTACCAGAATATACAAATTCAGTAGTTACAAATAAGATTTCACAAACACAAAGAAAATTAACACCATCAAAAGTAGTATTTGGGTTTGAAGGTGATGCTACAGATAAACAAGTAGGAAAATAAATCATTTTTAAACAATCTTATATATATTTATATAGGATAATAATAACAACGGAGGTTACATATGTCAGAAGTTAAATTCACAGAAGAAGAAATGAAACAAATTAAAGATATTCAAGATAGTTATTTTGATATTCAATCGGAATTTGGTCATTTACAATTAACACGCATTAAAATGGATACGAAAGAAAAAGAATTAATTAAAACTCTCGGAGATATTGAAAAAACAGAAAAGAATTTCTTGGAAAAAATAACCAAAAAGTATGGTGAAGGTTCATTAGATCCAGAAACTGGAGTGTTTAATCCCACCAAATAGGAAATAAATACAATAAAAACAGTTGTTTCGAGTTTTAAGATTATATTTATATATGATAAACTATATCCTATTGTGATGGGTATATTTTATATTAAAATAAGTTAACTTAAATAAATAATTCTTAGGAGAAAATAAATGGCATCAAGCGAAAAAATTATAAGTCCAGGTGTATTTACGAATGAAATTGATCAGTCATTCTTACCAGCGGCTATTGGGGAAATTGGTGCAGCTGTTTTAGGTCCAACGGTAAAAGGTCCTTTTATGATACCGACAGTTGTAACATCATATTCCGAATTTCAATCAATATTTGGTGATACTTTTAAGAGTGGTAGTTCATACTATCAATTCTTAACATCACATACAGCAGAGAATTACTTAAAACATTCCGGTAAAATGACAGTTGTTAGAATACCAGAGGGTGATTATTCGTTTGCATCAGCAAGTGTTCATGTTAGTGGAACAATAGATGATACGGGAAGTTATACTGTGGGAATTGAACAACATTTGGCACAACAAGCAAATTTAAATACCGATAGTGCTTCATTTAATATATATACATTAGGTGACGGTGATATAATGAATAGTAGTGCTTCAATAAATTCACATTCAACAAATGGATTGTTAGATTCAGGTTCAAAAGATAAT